CGCTTGGCACAGGCTTTTAAAGATACAAATACTGAGGCTGATCTATACATTGTTATAGATAATGATGATCCAAAATGGAATGAGTACACAAAAAGTGAAAACTATAAAAAACTTCCTGCCGACAATAAAACAGGTGGTTGTGCTAAATCTCTTAATACCGGTGCAGTTTATTTGTTGGATATTACTAAATTTCCTTTATATGATTATTTTGTTTTCATGGGTGATGATCACCTTCCTAGAACAAAAAATTGGGATAAAGCCTTTATTCGGGCGTTAGGTCAAAACACCGGGATAGTTTATGGTGATGATTTATTGCAAGGTGCTAATTTGCCAACAGCCTTCGGCATGACCCGGGATTTAGTAAATGAGTTACGCGGTATGACATTTCCTGGATGCGTACATTTATTTTTTGATAATTTTGTAAAGCAACTTGGATTAGATTTACAATATTTGAAATATTTACCTGATGTAATTATTGAACATTTACATCCAGCCGCAGGTAAGGCTGAAATGGATGAAGGGTATGCCAGGGTAAACCAACCTAAATGGTATGAAGAAGATTTACTGACATTACAAAAATATTTAAAATCAGAAGAATATGCAAATTTGGTGCATAAACTAAGATGAACATTTTAATTACTGGATCACATGGCTTTGTTGGTAGAGCCTTTAGGCGTGCATTACCTCACGCTAATTTAACTTTGGTTGATTTAAAAAACGGTGTTGATTGCCGCAAGTTTTTTCAGTTAGAAAAAAAACAATATGATTTAGTAATACATCTAGCCGCTGTGGTTGGTGGCCGTATGTTGATAGAAAATGAACCTCTAGCATTAGCGGTTGATTTGGCGATTGATGCCGAATTTGCATCATGGGCAGTGAGAACTAAACAACCCTATCTTGTTTATTTTTCATCCTCAGCCGCTTATCCAATTGAACTACAAACCTTAAGCAAAAAGCGTAAGTTAAAAGAAAAAGACATTAACTTTAGCAAGATGGGTAAACCTGATATGACTTATGGCTGGTCAAAACTAACAGGTGAAATGCTTATGAACTACCTACGCGAATCAGGCGCAAAGGTGCTAACACTTAGACCGTTTAGCGGTTATGGAACAGATCAAGATTTAGATTATCCATTTCCATCAATTATTGAACGCGCCATTATGAACGCAAACCCTTTTAACATTTGGGGTAAGGCAACAACTACCCGGGATTTTATACATATTGATGACATTGTAGATGCTGTAATTACTATGGTTAGAAATGATTGCAATCAAACTGTAAATCTTTGTACTGGTCGGCCTACAACATTTGTAGAGTTGGCACAAATAGCGTTGAAAGTCCTGGGACATGAAAAGACAGCGGCTAAGCGGTTTAAGATTTTGACCGACAAACCGGCAGGTGTGGCTTATCGCGTAGGTGATCCAACAATGATGAGCGATTATTACACGCCAAAAATTAGCCTAGAAGAAGGCGTTGAGCGTGCTATCCGCGGAATCGTATAGTTTAAAATTAATGGCTATGGCAAACAAAAAACCCCGCAAAACGCCAAAGCGCAGAAGGCGTACACCACGCAAAGCCGAACAATTAAACCGGCTTGAAATGCACTACATAACACTTAATGAGATGTTTCGCGCAGCAAAGGCGGCAGGATTTTCTAGCGAGGTTGCATTTTGGTTAATTACCGAACCCGGCGGATCAATACCTGATTGGGTTATTGATAACAAACCAAATGAGATCATTCCCCGGATTGATCCCACTGATGATGAAGATGAGGATTAATAATTAAGCGCGATAAAACATTTAACGCACGCTACCTTGTAGTCAGTGACCTTCAAGTCCCATTTCAATTTACAGAAGCGGTCACTAACTTAAAAAAATTAGTTAATGCCTTTAAGTTTGATTTAGTTTTAAATGTTGGTGATGAAATGGATTTTAATACTATTTCAAGGTTTAGTGAAGGTAGAGTAGAATCCTTTATGCAAACACTTGATGAGGATCGGGTTACCTGTCAAAACATTCTTTATGATCTAAAAACTGATGTTGTTAGTAGATCAAACCATTCTGATCGCTTATACAAATCATTGCAGCGGATTCCAGGATTAATGGGATTGCCTGAACTGCAATATGCAAAATTTATGGGATTTGATGATTTAGGCATTTATTACGCAAAACAGGCCTATCCGATACCAGGAACTAATTTTGTGCTTTGTCATGGGGATGAAGGCACAATCTCCAGGGCTGGCGGTGGCACTGCCCTAAATATTGCAAAACGGTGGGGGCGTAGCACCATTACAGGGCATACTCATAGGATGGGCTACCAATGCCACTCAGAAGCCTTTAATGGCCGTTTAGAGCGTGTTTTAGTAGGTGTTGAATGTGGTCATACCTGTGACATGAAAAAGATGGCTTATTTGGGCATTAGAGGCTATGCAAACTGGCAAGCCGGGGCGGTCATAATCCATATCAAGCGTGGCAATGTAAGCGTAGAGATGATTCCATTTAACGCGGATGGCTCATTTACCGCAATGGGCAAGGCCTTTGGGTGATGCAGATCACATAACACGCCGTGCCTAGCCATTGCATTTGTCAGACCCAGGGTGTTTAATTGCATTTACAAACGCAATTGACCGGAAGGGGTTAATTATGAATCACACATTGAAAATTACAGCAATGAGTAAAAGTTATTATGTATCTGCAAGTTGTTCATGTGGAAGTTTTAGCACTTTTAAAAATCTTCCTAAATCACGCGGTTACAAAACTGATGCAGTTAAAAAAGTTAAAGAAGAATTCAAATCACACAAATTAGGTGCAAAATAATGAAACTTACACCAAATCAATTTGAGGGTTTGACAGAATGTCAAATGGAATGGGCTACTGAATCAGATTGGCTAAAACAAAAAGACCGATTTGCAGACACAATTTGTTGGTCACATTTATTTATTTATTGGGTAGATAATTATGCTTCAGTTATATTGGCTACCGAATTTTTAAAACAAAATAAATGGGATTACAGCATTTCTTTTGACAATGCAGTTGGTCAATATTGTTTTACTACCAACTACCGTGGATCATGGGTTTACGCATGAACGCCGTAGCCTATGCAGAAAAGGGTTGGTGGGTTCTGCCATTAAAACCACAATCTAAAGAGCCATGCAAGTTTTTACGCCACGGTTATTTAGATGCAAGCGGTGATATTTCAATTGTGAAAAAGTGGTTTAAAGATGATTCTGATCTAAATATTGGTTTAGCAATTGTGCAATCAAATCTTGTAGTTTTAGATTTTGATATACGCAATATTGCATCCAGGGTTTTATGGGAATCTTATCGCCGCATGTGCGTAGCATCTAATACGCATACAGTTAAAACAGATAATGGCTATCACTTTTATTATCTTGCTGATAAATCAAAACAATTTAAAGGCAAGGTAATACCTGGTATAGACATCAAGCACAAAGGTTATGTAGTGCTGCCACCTTCTATACATCCAAATGGCAGTGTTTATCAGGTAATTAATGATGTTGATCCGGTTGCATTGCCGGCTGAGTTAGAAAAGGTAATGAGTTGGAATTAGTTAAATATGACAAACAATCAGGTGCTTATGTGGATGAAAACCGCAAGCACTTTGTAAAGGCTTCTCTAATACGCCAGCACGCCAAAAAAGCAATTGGCTCAAAGCAGATTAGAGGAAGGCTATCAGCCAAAATGGTTGAAGCCTATTGGTTAGACAAGTTCAAGGAAGTGGTGAAATATGAACTATGAAATATATGGATGGTTAATAACAATCTGCCTGTTTACATTAGTGGCACTTTTGCTAGGTGTCACCTGGATGGTGGCCGTTGAAAACGGTTACGACAAAGGCTTCAAAAGCGGATACAAACGCGGTACCGCCGATACAAAACATACAAATGTTAAGGTAGAAAAATTTACTGTTAGAACGCATCCAACAATGCGCCAAAAGATGCTAGAAGCAGATAATGAATACCTAATGGACAAGGTTGTAAGCCTGTGGGATCGGGAAAATAAATAATGAACATGAATGATTATGTTGATGTGGCTGAGCGCATAGCGCAATTAAAAGAAGCCTATCCTGAAGCATCATTGCAACCATATAACCCAAATAAGCCTTATGACATTGTGCAGGTTGAAGGCAAAACTTATGTGGTTTACACAGCGGCTTGTTACCGCGATCCATTTGATCAAAGGCCTGGAGTTGCAGTTGCGTGGGAACAAATACCAGGCAAAGGCATGACAGCCGGATCAGAGTTAATGATTTGTGAAACATCTGCCTGGGGTAGAGCGATTGTTGCAGCCATGAAAACTGCTACAAAGCGCGTAGCATCTAAGCAAGAAGTTGTTGCTGCAAAGAACAGACAAAGTTGGGCGGTAACGCCAAAGGAATCTTTAGATTCTGAATTGCTATCTAGGCCAACTGAGCCGGTTACGCCAACAAAAGCAATATATGGGCAACCTGGCAGCAAATCAGCGTTGATGGAAAGAATTATGCGCCATCAATTTGTTGAGGAAAAAAAGCCTGATGACAATCCAGTACCTATGAGCGTTGATCAAGTAGTAGATGCTTTGGCTACTGATGTGCCAGCGGTACAAAGTTGCCAGCATGGTGAAATGGTTTTGCGAACCGGAATCAGCCGAGGCGGTAAGCCGTACTATGGATATACCTGCGCAAAGGGTTGTGAGGCTAAGTGGGCAGTTATGTCTAAGGCTGGCAAGTGGTACTACCCAGGTGAAAACAATGGGTGACATGGAAATGATTGATCCATACGGTGTGCGTGCCAGGTTTACAGATAATGGCGTGGAGTTAGACATAGTGCCGTTTAGTGAATGTTGCGAATGGTGCAATGATCCTAGAATGTTAAATGTAAATGGCGTACGCAAGTGTGCAGGTTGTGGATGTGTGAATCATATTGAGTACAAAAATCATGGGTAAATTTGATTATCACAAAGCCATGCGTGATGGGCATGGCTACAACCTTTATGTGGCTGACCTGTTATCACAATTTGGAGTACCAAAGGTAGATGTACCTGCATTTACCATTGCAACTACCCATGATGAAATTAAAGACAAAACAAAAAATGAAAAGGATGTGATTGCTGATGACCTGGTTTTAGAGGTCAAAAGCAGTAGCAGGTCATTTACAGATGTTGATGATTTCCCACATAACCCATTAATTGTGGATACGGTGTATGGATTTGATAGCAAGATAATCAAGCCATTTGCCTACATAATCATTAGCCAAATTACAAATAATCTATTTGTGATACCAACTGCAACTAAAGATTTTTGGACAATCCAGGAATTTTATGATGCACAAAGAGATATAACCGAAAGGTTTTACATGGTTCAAAAGCGGTATTGCCGCCCATTTATTGAATTAGTAGATATTTTATTGGAGAGAGCGCATGAGCGAACCAATCAGATGTAAATGTGGGAATTGGGTTATGCCTGATCAATCCTGTTATGTGTGTTATCTAATTACAAGAACTCAAAAAAAATTAACCTAGTGTGATGTAATTCACATCTCACATAGTGAGATTATGTTAGGAGTTATGCAATTATGATTTTTAACCCTGTGCTAGGCTCTAGCCTTCGCATTTGGCTCAAAGGCCAAAAACGCGAACCCCTTAGGGGTGAGTTCGCGAGGTGCTGGCTACTTGGGATATCTCTATGTTTAGCCAACATTATTGGCTTTGAAAAAGCACATTCCGCTGATAATTCAATACCTAATTTAAAATTATATGCGTATCAAGCATTTAAAACATGGGATCAATTTAGTTGTTACAACTACCTGGTATATAGAGAATCAAGATGGAATTACAAGGCGGTGAACGGTTCGCATTATGGTTTAGGCCAAATTAAAAACAAGATGGTGTTAAAACAAACACCTAGACAGCAAATTACATTTCACATGAAGTACATAAGCCATAGGTATGGTCAGGTCAATGGTGAACCTAATGCCTGTAAAGCCGCTGAACATTTTGATGCTAAAGGCTGGCATTAGTGATTTATTGTAAGCATGTAACCGAAGTAATGGGTAGTCGGTTGTGTCCATACTGCGGATTGGCTACAAATGAAGTAGATTGGGCATATCAAAACCAAATAAGGCAACAATGGATTATAGATAATCCGGATGCTGAATATGAAGGGTGGATGAGCATTTGAAAGATACAGAGAAAATAACCATAGGTATTACATCACCAGGTTATGTAGTTACAGACTTTATGACCAGCATTTTGGATGTTGCTAGATCACAAAAGCAATTAGGGCAGTTCATTAGCCTACAAGGATCAGGTGTTATTAGCAGATTGCGTAATCAGATTGTTGCAACATTTTTAAACAAAACAACAGATGATTGGTTGTTACAGATTGATACCGATCAAAGATTTACTATTGATCATTTCAAGAAGTTAGTAGCAGCGGCAGACAAAGACAAGCGGCCTATTGTGTCCGGTGTGGTACATGGTGGGTGGGATGTTGGTGAATTGTACTTAGAACCAGTGCCTTGCATCTTCAAGTTAGGCAGTGATAATGGGTTGTATGCAATGCATGACTATGAAGAAGATTCTATTGTTGAAGTAGATGCTGCCGGTACAGGTGCAATCATTGTGCATAGATCAGTGTTTGAAAGATTTGTGAAAGAAGCAGATCAAACACATCAGGGTGATAAATGGTGCTTCTATCAGGATATGCCTTTGCATCATGAATGGGTTGGTGAAGATTTGTTGTGGTGCATCAGGGCTAAGAGTTTTGGGTATAAACTATATGCACATACAGGTGTGCAGATGGAACATCAACGCAAGATGTGGATAGGTCAGAAGCAACACAAAGACTTTGAACGCT